CCATTCAATATCACACGGGGGGAGGTCATCTACATTTATTTTTTCCCTAACACACGCCGCTATTATACTCTTAACATTATCGAATATTTCTTCCGGGTCTTTTGACTCTGCTGCTATTTGTAATATCTTCTGTTCTTTAACTATAAACGGTCTGAAGTGTATTTCTGTGTCGCTAGACGGCAATGTTGTTTTGTAATATGGTATTTCTAATTTTGGTAATTTTTTCACTTGATTATATACTTATATTGATTTGATAAGTATTATTTATTTCGCTTATTTTGTGGCGACTCCTTTTACTTTTTCATAAGTTCGCATACCGCCTAGTCCTAATACACCAAGAACTAGGTTCCATAGTGCATCGTCTATTGGTAGTGGTGGTAAGTGTATTTGTGGTGCAAATGCACTTAACAGTATTCCTATAATTGGTTGTAGTACATAGTTAAATATTATTATAACGGAAAATGCCCATATTATCGAAGGTCTTGCCCCCGATACATATGTGGATTGACTCTTTGCCTCGTTTGCGTTTATTTCATTTTGTTGCTGCGTCATTGCAACTATTAGTGAAATTTTATCCTTTTCTGCTTGTGCCGCATCTGGCCATATTTTGTCTATTGCGGTTTTTGCTAAATCTAATCCTGCTGTTATTGGGTCTAGTGACATGATTTTATATTACCCGTTTACAAAAACATTAGATGACCCTGTGGACGTATGTCCACAGGTTGCCGAATCCCCTTGTCTACACACAGAAATTCCGTTTGAAAATACATTAGATGATCCTGTTGCCATTGTGGGTCCAGAATGAATGCCGCCGGGAGGGTGCCCTTGAACAGCCGCACCTATAACAGTTATATTAGTTCCGTTAACGTATACATTAGGCGACAGTATTCCTATTATAGTTGCCCCGGCAGAATCTTGATTAACCCGCGAACATCCCGGCATTATAGCTTTCTCATGAAGTCTGAATAAGACGTGTTTGACGTTCCGTTTAGGTGTTCATTGTTTGCCATATCATTTGCTAATAAGTCTTGTGTATCCGGTCTATCTTTAAGTTTATCTAACACAGATTTGAATTTTGAATGTCTGGCAACAGATGAAAATATTGATCTTTCGTATAAATCGTCTGTCGGTGTTACTGAATGCAATAATCTATTACTCAATTCTGGTATTTTAGTTGTTAACCCAACGCGTCTACTCCCATGATATCCACCGGAAAACAACATTCCTGAAGTCATTTCATGATGAATATCCTCGCCGTTCGGATTATGATTTGACCCCTTTACAAACTCATCAATGTGTCTTTCATCATCGAAAATATTGTGTTGATTGCTGTTATTCATTAGGTGTTGTGTTAAGTCCATGTCCGCGTGTTTTCCGATGTGATGTGCAACGTCGCCGTGTTCAAAGTCATGATATTTTTCGTCAATATCATGCGGTGCATTTCTAATCCAATTGTGCATTACGCGAGGATTATTGGTGTATATTAGCGGGTGTTTTATCGGGTTGTAGGTCCCTCTTGTTAAGTATCCCTCTGCCATGTCTGTATAATAGGCGCGGTGTGAGTCTTTCGGCGCAGACATATCATTTACAACTTCATCTTTATATTTTTGATTATCTGAATTTAATATCTTGTTAATTATACTAGAATGAACGTCCTTTAGTGATTCGTGATTATCTTCGCTGACATTACTCTCATCCATGTTATCTACTATATTGTGTATGTCTTTATGATGTTTAAATGCATCATCTAATGACATTGAGTTAGCAATGTGTTCATTAACGTCTCTATTCCCTGATATCTTGTCTTTTGCCCATTCATGCATTATGTTTTCCCCGCGAAGTTCATCCAGTGACATATTTTCAAATGAATTATAATGATTGTTGTCTGTATCTTCGTCGTTTTCTGCGCGCGATTTTATTCCATGTATTGCTAAGTCTGCTTGCATTGATTTTGGAAATTTATTTGCTATGTTATCAACTGCATTAATTATACTATTTTTGGCATCCTCTCCTTGTTCTTGAAATTCGCCAAATTTATTATTTAAGTGATTTTGTTCATTAGCTGTAGCGCGTAATATGTCATGCGCGGCGTCGTGTAAATTATCGTATGTTTCTTTTGTGTGTTCTGATAATAGCCTTTCCGGTTGTTCTACATGAATACTATTACCGTCATCATTATATAGTTCGGCTTTTTTTGTATAAATTCCCGGCTTTCTTGGATAATTTTTATCTGCCCAGTCTTTAACCGCTGATTTAAATGATTCCGGGGCCGATCCATATGCGCGGTTTTCTGGAATAAACGCCGATGGCCCGTTATATGTTGTAAATTGTTTGATATTCAATCTGGCCTTTGGGCTTTGAATATCATCATCGCCCTTATTAGTTAAATATGCAGTTAGTGTTCCGTGACGAATATCGTGTTTAATATAGTGTTTATTACATCCAGTGTCTAAATCCATGCAGGATTTCCAGCCGCGATCAGTTGACATTCCAGCAACATCATATCTATTTCGTGATATTACTATTTGTTTTTCACTTCCTTTTGATGCTCTATCCGGATCGGCGGCATATGCTTGTGATAGTGTTAGCCACTCACCGGATTTATTTCTAAATTGTGTTCCTTCATTATGAATGTCGTGTTTTTGAAATATTTTGTTTATTTTTAATTTTCTATCCGGTGCATCCTTATGATATGCTAGACCCGATAGATAATCATCGGTTTTATACCCCATTGTGCTAAGTCTAAACAATACGTGTCTGGCTATTGAATTTGGGTTAACTTTTCCGTAAAAATTATCTGATGTTATTTTTTCATCGTCATCACTAGAAAACGGCAACACAATGCGGTCATTTCCTTCACCGAACACTTGATCGTGTTGTCTTTTGATTTTATAATCCATTGAATCCATAGCATCAACTTTTTGTTTTTGTTTCTTTGTTAATTCTTCTATCAAAAAATCTTTAAGAAATTTCATGTGTATGTTCCCCGTATTTACACAACCAATATGAATCTGCTATATCTGATATTGGTTTTTTTATTGTTTTTGTTTTGTTATATTTGAACAAATCATATATATTTATGTTTGTTGAGGTAATAAATGAATCTACCATTTTGTGTTTATCTGCGTTGCCGTTCCCCGTTGCAAATTTCTTAATTGTTTTAGGGGAAACTACAATAAATTGTTTATTCAATTTCCAAAGTTTATATTTTAATAGCCCCGTGCATTCTGCTATATCAAATACCTTTCCGTGACTTCCCATGGAATAATCTTCTATCACTATTAGATCAGATTCTTTCAGTATTTCTATTGCACAATTTACTAGATTTTCATATCTCTCTTGCGAGTTTGAATAATCTGAGTGATATAGAGTGTTAAATCTAGTGTGTTCAATTTCTTTATTGTGATAGAAGTGATAGAAATATTCACCGGATATTGATGTTGTTATTGCCGGGGAGGTTAATGACCAGTCACATCCTGATATTATCATTCTTGCATCCATTTAATGAAATCTGCCGGGGATAAGTATGTCGGGTCATCATTTTCTTCTTTTATCGGTTCATTTATTACAACGACAAAGGGAACTAACGATTGTTCAAGTTCGGCTTCTGTGTTTTCAAAAATGTGTTTTCTTAAATCCGCGTCTATTAGACTTTTGAAATAGTGTTGATTTGCGGCCCATGAGAAATTAACCAACGTCATTACCAAGTCATCGTGTGCATCATCATCCGCTTGATAAGATGTTCCGGAAACTATGAATGCAGATAGTTCATTAAATGTGTCTTTGTCATATATTTCAAGATTGTTGCTTTCTATTAGCGTTTTTAGATTATTGCACCCTACAGATTTTGTTGCCTTTGATGTTTTTACCCCCAATTTTGCTTGTTTCATCGGTCCGCACAACACCTGCCCCGATCTTCCCTTAATTATTGTGAACAGAACATTTTCATATTCTAAGTCATAATAAAGGATGTTTGCGACTTCTAATCCTGCGTCATTTGTTTCTACTAATACAAATGCTTCGTTATACAATAGAGCAGCATTGTGTATTATTGACGGAAAAAACATCGTAGATACTAAGTTGTTATAATATGTTGCTACTTGCTTATACGGGTATTCAGTTATATCAATTACAGAAAATGCCGAATTATCAATGCCTGCGCCCCTAGAAACATCGACTGATATGAAATATACATGACCCTTTATCGGCGCATCATATATCTTGATGTCATTTACTATTTTCCCTTCTGTTATTCCGCTATAAATCTTTTCAAGATAGAATGAATCAATTAGTGATCCGGACGATGACAGCCATTGTGCCATGAATTCTATGTTAAATTTTCGCAGCCCTATTGTTTCTATTGTTTTTTCTTTCCATGCTTCGTCTCTTCCGGGGGCCTCGTTCCATGCAACTTCAAAGAGTTTAAATTCACCGACACCATTTTTTGCGCTTCTATATAGTTCGTATAACTTTGTTCCTTGTCTGCTAGGTGTTGTTGTTATTATTATCTTTGTTGTTTTACCCGAAGATAACACGGGTAAAGTGCCGGATAGAAAATCGTCAAAATGATCTATATCACACGCTTCGTCTATATAAACATTACCGGATTTACCGCGCAATGTTCCTGATGTTGTAGCGGCTGATAGAATGCGCGATCCGTTAGCAAATGTTATTGATCCTTTATTCAGTGATGTTACACCGGGTTGTAGCCAGAACGGTAAGTTTTCTAGTGTTACTGTTATTCTGTATATTGATTCAGCGGCGGTGTCACGCTTATTGGCCACAATAAAGAAATCTTTGTCGCTACGGAAGATAGTAAACCAGAGTATAAATAAACATGCACTAGCGGTTTTTGATACCTGTCTAGGGGTTGAAAAGAATGAATAGCGTTCATCCACCATTTGTTGTATCATTTTTCGTTGATACGGATATAGCGTTATGTTAGATACACCGTGATCAACAGTAGGAATTTTACAATATGTTTCTATGAAATAGAATATATCTAATGAACATTTAACGTATTCTTCTATTTGTTCATTTGTATATTCTGTTTTGGCCGATGCTCGTTTTATTAGTTCATTGCCAAGATAAAACTGATTTTCATTTTCTGAATTCATATTTTTGTCTAAATAATAACAACATAGTTTCTTAATATAATAGGTATTTATAATGTTAATTTCAAACGAAGCACAAAATTATACATCTGGACAGGTGTTAATAAAAACAGACATTTATGGTAATATAGTTGGGTTGATAGATCAGAGCGGGCGCACTATAAATTCTCCATTAATAAATAGCAACGGAGAACTATATAACCCAACTTCAAACTCAGTTATATCCACAGGAAGTTCATCTGGCGCTGGCGCGCCAGTAACGGGGGTTGGTGGCGATCTTTATAAAGGATATGATGGTTCTCAGGCAACTTTGTCTAATAGAAGTGTGGCTGTATTAGGCACTAGCACAACAACAGATATGCTAACTTCTGGTCTAATGAAGCGAGCACAATTACCGGCTGGAATAAAAAAAGTTAGAATAATAAATTCTGGTAATGGTATAGTTAGGGGAGTGGTTGGTGTTGGGGATGAGCCGGCTGCAGCAAACATATTGCTGTCGTCATCAACAACTTCTGGTGCAATTGATATTTCTCCAAATGGTGCTGGCGAAATAGAATTAGATAAAAATTATCCAACAGATACAAGTGTGTATGTATATTGGGTTGCCATTGTTCCTAATGGCGGAACTCTATCATCAATAATAGGAACAGTTAGTGTAACCGGAATTGGGGCCGCGCAAAAATCAGAATCTCAGGTTCTTTCTGAAATACCATGTCCATACATATATATACCGGGCGCAGCACTAACTGGCGATCCGGTTGTAAAGAGTAATGTTTCTGGAATACCAACTACTATTACCCCATCAGGCGGGGATGGAAACGTGTGGGGAACCGATGGATACGCGCACCCATCATCAGAAGCATTAAGATTTGCTAGTGAGGGTGCAAGGGCATTTAGTGATCTATCAACACTAACTGCCGGAGTGTTTTTGTTATCATTTTGGTCTAGGCCAGACACATTACCAACTATAGCAGGTTCTTTAGAATATCATTTTACAAATTCAATTGGGGCAACTTCTGGAGGTGGTTGGGGTTGGGGGCATCAACAAACGAACCAGCGCGGCGCATTAAAATGGCGCACACCCGGCTCAGGTACAGTTAAAACTGTAGTAACTGCATCATCTGCTATGGTTGCTGGTGCTATGAAACACACACTAATAGCAATAAATACAATTGATGAAGTGGCATCAATTTATATTGACGGTGTACTAGATAATTCCGCCGTATTGCCCGCAGCGCCATATCCATCTGGTGATAGTACAATGGGCGTGTGTATATGGGGCGATGGACAAGCATCGGGAACGGCAAATCAATTGGGCAGCAAAGGCAGTGTGTGGTCTGTTGACAGATATCTTTTAGTTCGAGCTGGTGACATAAGATCAAAAATTCCTAATATAGCTAATGTACTATTTAATGCTGGTCACACACTTCCAGTAAACTTAGCGAGGCTATTAACACCATGAGCGTATTAGTGAGATATAGAGCAACACAAACATCGCTACACATTCTAATTTTTTCTGATGTGGATGGTGTTTGTGGTGTAAAAATTAACAATGTTAATTATTCTGGAACTACTATAAACGCGGCATCATATCACACTGGCATAGTTAATGTTACAAATCTAACTCCAGATACTAGATATGTTGCTGAAGTTACTATTGATGGGAATGTTGTTCCACAATTATATGGCCATCAATTTACTCCTAGAACAAGAACAACTAAAGGTGGAATTAAACTAGCATTTGCGCCTTGTTTACAAATGGCCGGTAGAGAATTAACCGGGTTATATCAAATGGTTGATAAAAACGTTGATGTGCTATTAACACAGGGAGATTGGCCATATCCAGCAGATGGCGCAGCTTGGGGTGTAACTATGGACACATCGGCGT